GTACTTGTTAGCATTAGCTGTAAGAGCACCAGAACCTTGGGTAAGACCACCTGAGAATGGGTTTGAAACCATGCCGTAACGAGTCTTAAATCCAATTTTTGGTTGGAAGGTGTTAGGATTAATCGCTCTAACTTGCTGCAATGGCACGTAAGGGCAATAGAATAATCCAGCGTCATAAGGTGAAGTACCTTTGTATCCAGCAACGTAGAAGTGCTTATCAGAAACGTTAGCAGAATAAGGATCAACGTAAACCTTGATCTTACCGTTAAGTGTTCCAACAAGAGTAGAAGATGTATCGTCTACACCTGTCAAAGCGTTGTTGCCATTAAGAGCAGGAGAGTAGTCAAGTACACCAGCCATTCCTAGAGCAGAAGCAACGTCTGCAGAGCAGATCAAAATGTTGCCCTTCCCTCTACGAGTTTGCTGACCGATAGCGTTAGCGTCTCTTTCAATCTGGAAAAGAAGTCCTTTGAATTTCTCAACTGACCATCTACCATTAGAGTCAACGTCAAGGTCGAAGATACCAGCGTTAGCAGTATTGTTTTGAGCACCAGCAACAGCGTTTGTGTAGATAGTTCTAACAACTTCTCTGTTGATTTCAGCAAGGATCTCTGTTGAGAGAATGTTGCTTAGCTCTTGCTCGGCATCAAGACCATGAATCGCTTTCAAGTCCTGAGCAAGCTCAATGCTGTACTCAGCTTTCAAAGCACGTGCTCTGGCTGTTACAGTCACTTTCTCAATACTGAATCCCATTTCACGGAACTCATTAGTATCCGCAGAATCATTCAGTCCTTCAACGGTTGCTGTAGTCATGCCTGTAGCATCACCAGTCTGCTCGTAAGTACCAGCAGGAGAATCGTTAAGAAGTCCTGGGTTGTTACCTTCAGCGTCGTTGACAGCAGAAGATGAAGCAGTAGGATCATACTCAGCGATGTCCTCACCAGCTCCACCAGAGAAACCTGGGTTAGGCTCGTTGAACATTGCTTCACGGAAGTTACTGTTCGCAGGTCTACGCTCAGTACCGTAGTTAGTACGCATTGCGAAGATAAGTCCAGTAGGACCAGTCATTGGCTGAACGCCAGCAATATCGTATGCAATTAGTTGTGGCATTGAACGTCTAATTAGACTGATCAATACAGGGTCAAAACCAGCAGTAGCACCAGTTGCTGTATCAGCAGAGGTGTAACCTGTAGTTTGGAGAGTCTCATTAAGGATTTGTCCTTCTTCGACTTGTGCTTTTTCTTGGTTTTCAAGAAGTTGTGCGACAACGCCACGCTTATGTGAATCTGAGATCTCAGGAAGAGCTTCGTGATTCAGAACGGGTGCCCACTTTTCTTGGAGGTTTTTAATAGACATTTGTCTCGTTTAAAAGTAGTTTTTTATAATTAATTATTTGGACCAACGGGCGATTGCATCTACGTACTTAGACATAGTGCCACCTGTTGTGCTTTCGACAAGGGGTTCAGATGCTTCTTCGGTGGGTTCGCCTACAGATTCTGTAAGTTCAGCCTTCCTAGTAAAGTATGATTCCTTGATCGTATTGACTTTATTTCTAAAATCATCTTCAGTTTCAAACTCAACACCCTCTGCGAGAGAAGCAAGCTTCTCTTTTTGGGTCTCAGCGAGTCCCACTGCACATTCGTTCACAATTTCCATTTTAACAAACTCCCCAATTCTCTTATTTAAAGATACATTAGAGTCGATTTGCTCGTTGAGTTTAGCTTCCATATCATCTATCTCACCTGCCATACCATCAAGCAGGTTGAATTTCTCCTCAGGCACCGTAAAATTGTGCTCTAAGAAGAGACCTTTTAGACCAGAGAAGAACGATTCTGCCATCTCAGTCTTAATGCCATGCTCGATCTGAAGGGAATTTTCCTTCATCCATTGATCGGCGGCATAAGAGAGATAATCGTCTACCTTCTCGGCCAATTCTGTTTGAATCTTTTCAACTTCTTCAGTTAAGGCAGATTCCATTGCCTCTTGCAACGCTGCTGCTTCTTTGTTAACACGGCTTGTTACCGCTGCTTCAAAGATAGTTGCTGCTTTTACTCGGAACTCTTCTGAGAGGTCTTCACCTGCGACAAGAGCGTCAACATCTTCAGTAAAGTCGAGGTCGGTTTCAGCGATGATTTCTTTTTCGCCATCTTCCGTCTCCTCCATTTTTGATGATGCTGCTGAAGGCTTAGTCTTCAAAGACTTATCCTTCTCTACGCCAACAGAGTTAGCTGCAGACTTACCTGCATTTTTGGTACCAGCGGCACCTTCTAGGGAATCCGAGGTGACGTTAATTACTTTCGTACCACTTCCACCTAGTGAGTCGGTTGATTTAGATGTATCAATCCTTTCACCTGGTTTGGCGTTTTTAGTAACTGCGTTAGAACCTTCGGTCACTTGATCCATATTATCTAACTCTTTATCGAGTGAGGTCTCAGCCATTTGTTTGAACTCCGTTTTGCATTAGCGTTTCTTTATTTATTTATAAATCACAAACTCTTTAAAAATGCTGCAAATGCGGAGATTTTCTTCTCCTGCAGATTAATAAGAGTTGCTTGATCAATTTCTTGTTTAATTTGGGCAACAGCAGACTCTTTAAGTACACCATTATTCCAAACCCATTCTTTACCTTCCATGATTCCATTTACGAAAGCATCAGGTGCAGAAGGATCTGCTACAATATCAGCAGCAGTAGCAAGCATGAAATCATCACATACAACATTGCAGTTAGATTCCTTCTTGATTGATCCCATACCTCTAGAAGAAACTCCTAGTCTTACACCCTCATCGAGTAAAGACTTTGCAATTTTTCCGTTTGGTGTATCAAGTATCTTTGCTCTACCGATGAAATTATTTCCATCTTCTTTCAAAGATTCTATCTTATGTGAAACCCTATCTAAATTAATAGAAGGTCCATCAGGGTGACCTAATTCACCTAGAGCACGACCAGATTTAATATAAGACTCATCGTATTTAGCAACTTCACGTGCCAATGTCTTCTGAGGATACATTCTGCCATTGCGGTTTTTAAGTTCCGCTTGCAAAAATATACCTTCGATGAAGTAATTTTTCTTGCCTTCCTTCTCTTCGGTTAAAAATTTAACTTCGGTAAGTTCTTCAGCTATCAGTCTCATTTGGTTCCTCTTCGGTTTCAGGTTCCTCGGTGGGTATTTCAGCAGTAGGTTGTTCTACTTCATTAGGATCTGGATCTGAAGGAAGTCTGACACCAGAGGTATCAACATCTGTTACTTCAGCATCACCTACTCCATCAATAGATTTCTCTATTTCATCAGCATTCGCTTGAGCAGTATCATCTAACTCAAAACCCATACTCTTTGCAAAATCAATTTTTCTTGCTTGAATTGCATCATATGTAGTAGCAGCAATAGCATCATTGATTGAATCAACGGCGGCTGCTTTATCATCTCCAAACACTTGTTGAACGATTTGTTTTGCAATATCACTAGGCATAATATGTTCCCACTGTAGTATTATTTAGTAAGTTTAAAACTCTCCCCGCTTTTGATCCGCAGGATTGATTGAGGATTCATTAGGTGCTACCTCTGCTGGAGGAGCACCACCTCCTGCTGCTGCAGGGTCAACTCCCGCTTCCATTGCCGCTAATTCAGCAGGATCTTGTATGATTCCTGCCTCCATTTCAGCATCGATTTGTTTGTCAATCTCAGCAATCTCTTGATCAGTCTGCTTCAGAACCTGACGACGCACATATTCAACAGAGAAATATTTACCAACATAAGGATCCATAGTATTAACTTGATTCATACGCTCATTACGGATCTCAATATCCTTGAGTTCTGAGAAGTAATTCTCAGCAATATAATCAAATTGAATATGGGTCTTCATCTCTTCCCATTCTTCAAGAGTTACAACACCCTTAAGAA